TAGACAAATTGTTAATAATGTTAGACAATACACAAACTATCAAGGTACATTAGATGGTACTGAAATGGGTCCATTATTGACAATGATGTATACTGCTCATAATAATATTATTAGACTTGAATCAACGCATAGAGAGGCGTTAGAGCAATTAGCAATAGAAATTGTTAAAGAGGAAATGGGAATTGGTGATGAAGTTGAATTTGATGCTAAAATTATTGGAATGAATGAAATTGATAAATCTGATTTCAATAGAGAACAGGGACCTGAACAAAATCCGGATGAGGTTGATGTTGAGGACGACGATGAGGAGGAAGATAATAATCAACAACCTCAGATAAATCCTGAAAATCAAGAAGTTGAAGAGGAATTATACATCGATTTAAAACAATTAGATTTAGAAAGAGCAAAATTATCTTTAATTAATAGTATTATTCAAGGGGCTTCAAAAAGAGGTCATTATATGTACCAACTTGTTGGTGAAAAACTTAGAGAGATTACGGGTTCTGATGAATTATATAACGATTACGGTGTAATGATGTCAGTTAACGATGCAAACTATTGGCAATTTAGTCCTTCAATGATTAAAGGTGCGTCTGATAGTGTTGCAGGTAAGGTTAAGACTGAATTTCCTGGTGATGATGAAACAGGAGAAACTGGAGATGAGGGTGGTGAAGAAGGTGGTGAACAAGAAGAACAAAAAGTTAAAGTTGTTGCAAGAGGAATTAATTTTCCAGTTTTAATACATGAATTAATTAAAGGTGTTTTTGAAATATTAGGTAGTCACGGACAACCTGGAGAATATACAAATCCACAAGATAGAGAGATGTACCAACAAGCTCAAAAGTTAGAAAGTACATTAGAAAAAGAAATGTGGACTTTACTTTTAGGACCTGCAATATGGGATAGAATTAGAGGACAGTTTCCCGACGAAGTAATTTTAGAAAATGGTAAACAATTACAGAATTACATGTTAATGCACATTTTCCAATTACCAGCTAAACAATTTTTAGTTTTAATGAAAGAAGTTGTTAGTAATAGTGAAAATGGAAAACGTTTAATGACGGATTTAATGGCGTCAATTCAACAAATGTTCAATCAACAAGATTATGAGGAAACGATGAATCAATTTAACGATGAGTTAGAAACAATGTCAGATGAAATTGAATCGGACGAATTAATGGATTTTATATCAAGCATTCCGGGTATTTCATTGTCTAAAGATGATGACGATGATGATGATTATGACATTTATAAAGAATTAGGATTAGACAGACCTAAAGAATAATATGAGGAGGTTTTAAACCTCCTTTTTTTTTTGTATTTATATATATGAATTCCAAAATAGAACAACTAAAAGAGTATGCAAAGATTATGAAGGATGCACCATATGCATTAAAAACATATTTGCAAACCTATGATAATACTCAAAAAAAATATGTTCCATTAGAATTATTCCCTGACCAAATTCAATTGATTCAGGATTATGAAAATTACAATGAAAACATAACTAGAAAATATAGACAGGCGGGGGTTACTACGGTTACCGCAGCTTGGATTTCTAAAAAATTACAGACTGCCAAAGAAAGTGAACCTGAGAGAGTTCTACTAATTGCGAACAAACGTGATACCGCGGTGGAGATGGCTAATAAGGTTAGACACTTTATTGAACAATGGCCTGAATGGATTAATGTTGGTTTTTCGCCAGATAAAAACTCAGAAAGTAGATTTAGGTTAAATAACGGTTGTGAGGTTAAAGCAGTTGCAACATCTGCGGATGCGTTACGTGGTTACACACCAACCATACTTGTATTTGATGAGGCTGCTTATATTGAAGCGGGAGAAGATTTTTGGGCAGCATCTATGGCGTCCCTATCAACGGGTGGTAAGATTATTCTTATCTCAACCCCAAATGGTTATGACCCTATCTATTATGGTGTTTATGACCAAGCATTACGTGGAATCAATGATTTCCATATAACAGATTTAAGGTGGTTTAAAGACCCTCGTTACACCAAAGATTTACATTGGGTTAAATGTCAAGATATTTGTCATTATATGTTGAATAGAGAACAATATAATGATGAGGAAGTTATAATGAAGGATTTTGATCCTGAGAAATATAACGAATATATAGAACAAGGTTATAAACCATATTCTTCTTGGTTTGAATCTATGTCTAAGAAATTTAAATACGATAGACGTAAGATTGCTCAGGAATTGGAATGTGATTTCTTAGGTTCAGGAGATGGGGTAATTCCTGGTGATATTCAAGAGAATATTGCTAAAAATATGATTCGTATCCCTAAAGAGAAGTACATGCAAGGTACCTTTTGGCATTGGAAAGAACCAGTTGAGGGTCATCGTTATATTATGGGTGTTGATGTTAGTAGAGGAGATAGTGAAGACTTCTCATCAATTAATATCATTGACTTTGATGAAAGAGAACAAGTTGCAGAATACATTGGTAAAATACCACCAGATGATTTGGCGGCGGTCGCATATAAATGGGGTATCTTATATGAAGCATACATTGTTATTGACATTACCGGTGGTATGGGTGTAGCAACATCTAGAAAGTTACAGGAAATGCAATATAAAAATCTATACATTGATGGGATAAACACCCAAAACATATGGGAATGGAACAAAAAGGCGATGGATAAAATTCCTGGTATAAATTTCAATAATAAAAGAACCCAAATAGTTGCGGCATTTGAGGAGCAACTTAGAAAAGGATTTAGTGTTAGGTCAAGTAGATTGTTAAACGAACTCAATACGTTTGTTTATATGAATGGTAGACCCGACCACATGAAGGGTGCACATGATGACTCAATTATGAGTATGTCGATGGCGTTATACGCTGCAGATATGTGCTTCAACCAATTGAAAAAGAACGAATCCGCTAATAAAGCGATGTTGGAATCTTGGACAATGTCTGAAAGGTCGTATGAACCTAATAAATCTTTTTACTCTTATGGTACCGCGTTTGACCAAATAGGTTCTATGGGTATTGATAATCAAAATTTATATCACCCAAATAACAATATGAATATATCAAAGGACGCTTATAGAGAACATATGTGGTTATTTGGTAAGTCAAAATAAGATTCCATTTATCAATAATTTAGTTTATATTATAAAGAAAAGTATTTATATACATGGCAGAACAGAATCTTACCGTCTTTCAGAGATTAACAAAGGTGTTTGGTTATCCAAATCAAGCAAAACAAAAAAATGTCGCTCCACCTTCGTTCAATTTCAATAAAGATGAAATATTAAAAACAGACAGTAGAGAAGAGTATGAAAAGGCAATGTTACAAGCTCAACAGAGTCAATACATTGCAGATAAATGGACTAAGTTAGACCAATCACTTTACAACCAATCTGTTTACTACGAACCAAATAGATTATCGGCATATTACGATTATGAATCTATGGAGTTTACTCCTGAGATATCTGCGGCGTTAGACATTTACGCTGAAGAATCAACAACCATGTCTGAGAAAGGACAAATATTAACAATATTTTCAGATTCAGATAGAGTTAAAAATATATTAGATGATTTATTCAATAACAAATTAGATGTTAATACAAACTTACAAATGTGGACTAGAGGTCTTTGTAAGTATGGTGATGATTTTGTTTATTTAAAAATAGACCCTGAAAAAGGAGTTGTTGGTTGTCAACAATTACCAAATATTGAGATTGAAAGAATTGAAGGTGCAGCATCTAAAACACCAAACTCTTATACTGATATTAAAGTACCAACAAGAGAATTAAGATTTACTTGGAAGAATAAAGATTTAGAATTCCAAGCGTGGGAAATTGCTCACTTTAGATTATTAGGTGATGATAGAAAGTTACCATACGGTACTTCTATGTTAGATAAGATTAGAAGAATTTGGAAACAACTTTTACTTGCTGAAGATGCGATGTTAATTTACAGAACATCAAGAGCACCTGAAAGACGTGTATTCAAAGTATTCGTTGGTAATATGGACGATAAAGATATCGAACCATATGTACAACGTGTTGCAAACAAATTTAAAAGAGATCAGGTTTCAGACCCACGTAATGGTAACGTAGATATGAGATATAATCAAATGGCTGTAGACCAAGATTATTTCATTCCTGTTCGTGACCCAGCACAAAGTAATCCAATTGAAACTTTACCTGGAGCACAAAATTTAGGTGAAATTGCAGATATTGAATATATCCAAAAGAAATTATTGGCGGCATTACGTATTCCAAAAGCATTCTTAGGATTTGAGGAGGTTGTTGGTGAAGGTAAGAGTTTAGCATTAATGGATATTCGTTTTGCAAGAACAATTAACAGAATTCAAAAATCTGTTATTCAAGAATTAAATAAAATTGCATTAGTACATTTATATCTTTTAGGTTTAGAAGATGAGTTAAATAATTTTTCTTTATCATTAACTAATCCTTCAGCACAATCTGATTTATTAAAAATCGAACAGTGGAAAGAAAAAATTACATTGTATAAAGATGCGACATCTGACCAATCTCAAGTGGGTATCTTACCTGTTTCACATACATGGGCTAAAAAGAATATACTTGGTATGAGTGATTCCGAAGTTATATTAGACTTACAACAACAACGTCTTGAAAGAGCGATGGGATTTGAGTTAACGAATACACAAAATGTAATTAAACGTTCTGGTGTATTTGACGATGTGGATTCCAAATATGGTATTTCAGAAGAGGAAAGACAAAAATTAGAAGCCGCTGGTGCTATGGGTACTGAAGACGCAGGTGGTGGAATGGATATGGGTGGAGCACCCGCAACCCCTCCATCGGGTGGTGAGGGAGATGCTCCATTGAGTGAATCTTTTACTAAATCTAAAAAATCAAAGATATTGAGTATGTTGGGAGAAGAAAAAGAAGGAAAAAATATTTTATTTGACATGGAAAGAGCTCAACAGAATATTTATGAAATAGAAAATAAATTGAACGATATTATAAACGATTAAAAATGAACAAATTCGGGGTTATAAAAACCAAAATGTTGACAAAATTAACTGAGTCTTATTCTAAAGAAAATAAGAAAGAAGTTAAGGATATATTAAACACAATTAAAGAAAACAAAGCATTTAAAGAAATGTATTTGTTTTATGAAGAAATTGAAAACAAATATATTGAAGATAAGGAAACCGCAAAATTGTATGTTGAGGGATTAAATACATATTTCGGTCAACCAATGGGTAACTGGAATGATTTAAATGTATTTTGTGAATCTCTACATAGTAAATTAGGTGATGTCGAAATAGAAAATAACGAATTATATGAGTCTTTAGATATATTATCTGAAAAAGATTCATTATCAAATATTGAGAAGAAAGTAATTGCTAAAAATAAATTAGTAAATCATTTAACAACTAAAAAGGAAATACAAGAATCTAAAGGTTCGACATTAGTACCAAACGAAACATTGTTACAAGCCGTTTTGGCAAACAATTTTAATGTTTTATATTCTAACACATTATCAGAATCACAAAAAGAAGAATTAAAGACTATTTTATCAATTACCCATGATGATTTAATTATCAAAAGTAATGAATTACAAGAATCAATCATTAATCAAGTATCTACACTTTTAAATGAGTCAAATGACACTGAATTAACCACTAAACTAAATAAAGTAAAAGATGAAGTTAGTAAAATGACAACATCTAAGTACAACTACTACAGATTAACAGAATTAAAAAACGGTCTTAATTAAGACCGTTTTTTATTTGTTGAACATACACAGCTTTTAAAACTTCTTTTCTTCTAGTAACTGAAGGTTTTTCAAATTGTTGTCTTTCCCTTAATTTTTGAATTTGCTTAGTTTTCTGAACTTTTTGTTTGTAGGTTCTGAGTGCACTTTCAATGCTCTTTTCTTTTGATAAATCGATTATAATCATAATATAATAAGTATATTACAAATATATAAAATTATTTTTGGTTTTGTAAGTTTTTTTCCTTATTTTTTAATAACACCATAAAATAATATATAATAATGAGAAATTAATGAAAACAGGTAAGTATATCCCATTAGGGATTTACAATAATGTAAAAATCGGTTACGGTACCGTAGATTTTAAAAATCTTAAAACTGTTTATTTAAAATTGAATTCTTGGGTACAACCAGAAAATGACACTGAAGATTATAATCAAACTATTTTAAAAACAAGAAGAAAAATAAAAGAATCAATATACAACCTTAAAGATTCAAATTTTAAAGACCAATGTATTGTGGATTTGGATATAAGAACAAAAGGTATTAAGTTAGAAAAAAGGTCATTTATGAATCTTGAAATAACTTTATACGTTGAGAAACAATTCGATGTTAAATCAAAAGAAATTAAAAATACAATAAAAAATTTATTGGAAGATGTTATCGATGGTAGTTTAATTGATAAAAAACTATTCAATTTTCACAAAAGTAAGAAATAACTTGGTTCTTGATGTATTTATAGTAATAAAATCTATAAATGAAGATATTAGGACCAAAAGAGACTGGACACGGAATTTTAATAGAATACGATGCTGGTCACGTTTCACCAGAGGATAACAAACAAATTATTAAAGAGGCAAAGGATATGGACTTTTCACAAGACCTTATCCTTTATGCTGTTTTGCAAAAATACGATACTGCAAATAAGAACGGAAGGATTTATCCTGAGATGTTACTTAAAAGGGAAAACGAGAAATATCAAACATTAATTAAAAAGGGTGGTGCCTTAAATGAACTAAACCACCCATCATCTTCACTTATCGATTTAGATAGGGTATCCCATTCAATTCTTGAAACATGGTGGGACGGTAGAATCCTAATGGGTAAAATTAAATTATTCACTTCTCCTGGTTGGAGAAAGATGGGTATTGTATCTACTAAGGGGGACCAAGCCGCAATGTTAATTATGAACGGAGCCACTTTAGGTATATCTTCTCGTGGTGTTGGTTCACTTAAAAACGTAAAAGGACAGAATATTGTTCAAGAAGACTTTGAGTTAGTGTGTTTCGATTTAGTATCGTCACCATCTACTCCCGGTGCATATGTTTTTGCTGACCAAGCAGATAGAGACCAATATCAAGAGTCTGAAGAGAAAAAACCCCAAGTTGAGAGCAGAATGAAAAAATTAATGGGGAATTTAGATACTTTTTTATCCAAATAATAAATTTTATAGGGGTAGTTATATTGAAAAAGAGAATTTTTCATAAAATCGTACTATTTATAAGATAATAAAACAAAATTTCACAATGACTGAAAAATCAATTTTAGAACAAGCGTTACTTCAAGTACAAACACTTGAAGAAGCAGTAAAGCAAAATGCAAAGGGTATACTTGCTTCAACTATGAAACAAGAACTGAATGACTTGCTTAAAGAATCATTGGAAGAAGAGGAAGAAACTGAAATCCCTATGGATGAACAACCAGAAGATGAAGTTAATCCTGAAGAAGAGGCAGACGATATGTCAGACGATGAAGCAACAGCAGATGATGCTGAAGCTGATGATGCTGAAAATGACACAACAGACCTCGATAACGAAGATCCAACTAAGGGTATCGATTCATTAGACTCAGAAATGGGTGATGATGAATTACCTACAGATTCAGAATCAGAAGACGAAGAACCATCTATGGATGATTTTTCCGATGAGGACGAAGATGTGATGGACATGACTGGTGCTTCAGATGATGAAGTTCTTAAAGTTTTCAAGGCTATGAAACCAGAAGATGGTATTGTAGTTAAAAAAGACGGTAACAATGTAGAACTTACAACAGATGAAGACGATTATATTATCAAACTTGATGGTGATGATGATTCGGAAATGGAAATGCCAGAAATGGAACCTGAAACGGACGAAGAAATCATGTACGAAATTGAGTTAGATGAAGAAGACGAAGATTCTGAAGAAATTGAGGTTTCTGAAGAGGAAGAAGAATCTAAAGAAGAAGAAGTTGGTGAAGCTGCAAGAACATTCGGAGCTGACGTTAGAGCACCTCAGGGTAAAAAATACAAAGCTGGACGTCACGAAATGAATGAAGAAGTTGAAAATTTGAAAAAACAAAATTCTGAGTATAAGAAGGCTTTAATCCTTTTTAAAGAAAAACTTAATGAAGTTGCTGTTTTCAATGCAAACTTAGCTTATGCTACACGTTTATTTACAGAACATTCTACAACTAAACAAGAGAAATTGAACATATTAAAGAGATTTGATTCAGTTTCTACTATGAATGAGGCTAAAAGTCTATTCAATACAATAAAAACTGAATTAGGTACAAAAACTACAGTTACCGAATCAGTTGTTGAAAAAATCTCTAACACTCCATCAACATCAACATCTCAAGAAGTGTTATCAGAAGCTAAAGCTTATGAGAATCCACAATTCAAGAGAATGAAAGATTTAATGGGTAAAATAAAATAATAAATAAAAAAACCAAAAACAAATATTCAAAATGGGAGCATTATTAGAATCAGGTATGGTAGGTAACATCGGTCTTAAGCACCTTCGTGTTATCAAAGAAGATACCATCAAAAAATGGGATGACTTAGGCTTTTTAGAAGGTCTTAACGGTCACCAAAAAGATAACATCGCGCAATTGTATGAAAACCAAGCGTCTTACTTAATCAATGAAGCAGCAACAGCTGATGCATCTGGTTCTTTCGAGACTGTAGTTTTCCCAATTATCCGTCGTGTATTCTCTAAATTATTAGCAAACGACATCGTTTCAGTACAAGCAATGAACTTACCAATTGGTAAATTGTTCTTCTTCGTACCTAAAATCCAAGAAAGAACTGCAGGTAATGCACACTATTCTCCTTACGGTATCCCAGGTGGTGCTGGTGGATCTAGTGCTTCTACTGGTTACACAGGTATTAACTTGTATGATCGTTTCTACGAGAACAGTGATGCAAACGACCAAGGTTTGTTTGATTACTCTAAAGGTGATTTTTCAATCGTTTCTTTAACAGGTACTTCACTTCATGAATTCGCAGCAGGTGCTGAGGGTAACGGAGTAACTTACACTTCAGGTTCAACTGTAACTTCATTAGGTTCAGTTATCTTGAAATTAACTGGTTTCTCTAAATTAGGTCAAGGTAAATTATCAGGTCCAGACGGTAACGAAATGGACACTGAAGAATTTTTAGCTTCATTATCTTTAACATGTCCTCGTATTGCTAACTTAAGTGGTAGAACATCTTTACCATTTAACGTAGTAACACAAAAATATGGTAAAGGTATTGTAGAATACGGTTCAAGATCTGCAGGTGCAAATGGTCTTAACTTTAACGATATCTGTGATGAAGAAGGTTCAATCTACTTAAACGTTGATTTACAATCTTATTCATCTACTGCAGGTTTCTCTAACTATTCTGTAACAGGTACAACATCTTTAGATGGTACTGACTTTACAGCAACTTACCGTCGTTATGCAACTTTAGAATTTGAAGATGCAATCGGTGAAGTTTCTTTTGATTTGGAATCAGTAACAGTTTCTGTAACTGAAAGAAAATTAAGAGCTAGCTGGTCTCCTGAATTAGCACAAGACGTTAGTGCATTCCACAACATCGACGCTGAAGCTGAATTAACAGCTTTATTATCTGAGCAAATCGCAGCTGAAGTTGACCGTGAAATCTTACGTGATTTACGTAAAGGTGCGGCTTGGAAAGCTAAGTGGGATTACAACGAATGGAAATACGGTGGAACTGGTGGTGCAACTTTACAAGGTTACACACAAAAAGATTGGAACCAAACTTTAGTTACTAAAGTTAACCAAATTTCTGCTCAAATCCACAAGACTACATTAAGAGGTGGTGCTAACTGGATCGTTGTTTCTTCAGAAGTTTCTGCAGTATTCGATGATTTAGAGTATTTCCACGTATCTAACGCAGCTCCTGAGCAAGATTCATACAACATGGGTATCGAGAAAATCGGTTCTCTTGCTGGAAGATACCAAGTGTATCGTGATCCTTACTTCCCAGCTGGTAAGATCTTAATTGGTCATAAAGGTAAGTCTTTATTGGATGCAGGTTATGTATACGCACCATATGTGCCATTACAATTAACTCCAACAATGTACAATCCATTCAACATGACTCCTATCAAAGGTATCATGACACGTTACGCAAAGAAAATGGTGAACAACCGTTACTTCGGTGTAATCGATGTACAAGGTATTGTAACATTCAATATGGATACTTTAAGATAATCTTAGGATTCATCATATTAAAAGACCCTCGAGAAATCGGGGGTTTTTTATTTTTGGTATATTCCAGAATATTATTTATATTTGCATTATGAGTGAGGTGGACTACAATAAATTAAGGTTAGATGTCTTAGAAAAAATGATACGTTCTAGAGGAATTGAATGTAAAATGAAAAAAGACGAAATTGTTAAGGTTTTGAAACTTGACGATGAGGGGAAGTATTACCCACCTATGAAGGAAACTACGTATGAAAAACATGAGGGTGGATTAATTGTGGGAATAGATTTAACTAATAAAGACCATTTAGTACAAATAGGTAATTTAATTTTAAAAAAAGAGGCTAAAAATTTACACAGATATGCCACAGGTATGTTGTACTATTGGTCAAAACAAAAATTAATTTAATATGAATTGGATAGAGTATTTTTTAGAAATTGCTGAAGTTGTAAAACTTAAGTCTAAGGACCAATCTACACAGATAGGTGCAGTTGTGGTAGGTGAGGGTAATAACGTCCTTTCTACGGGTTATAATTCATTTCCAAGGGGTTTGGACGATTCTTTACAAGAACGTCAGGAAAGACCCGAGAAATACTTCTGGATGGAACATGCGGAACGTAATGCAATTTATAATGCAGCATTGGAGGGAGTGTCTCTTAAAAATTCAACGATTTACCTAACATCGGGATTACCTTGTATGGATTGTGCTAGAGGAATTGTTAATTCGGGTATAAAGACCGTGTATTGTAAGGAAGTTTGTACCACTAAAAACAAAGAGAAGTGGGATGAATCCCAAAGTAAAGCTAAACAACTTTTAAATGAGTGTGGGGTTAATGTAATTTATTATTAATTACCAAGTTTTACACGCCCAATAACGTGGTTTCCAACGAGGTCCCGGATTTTCACAATTATGTCTTGCTCTAAACGATTTACGTCTTTCTGGATTATTTTTCTTAATAACCATCCTTTTTCCTTTTGCAGATTTACCTCCGAAACCGAAATTTACTTTAACGACCTTACCCTTGTCATTCTTGACATACACTTTAAACTTTTTAATATCACCTTGCATGATTTTTCCAAGTTGAACCTTACGTCCTTGATACTCGGCCTCATTTAACATATTATCAACAACGTAATTAGTGTTTTGTACTGAACCATCCTCATCTTCATATATCAATACAGGAGTATCTTCGTTATATTCAAATAGTCTTTCAAATTGTTCTTCAGAGATTTGAATTATAGTTCTTTTTTCCATATTCTCATCAAATTTTGTCATTGTCGGTTTATTACCTTTTCCCATTTTAGGGTCTTTCTTTTCTGCTCGTCTTTTTTGTGATGTCATTGCTTTCTTTTCCTTCTTATCATAGGAAGATGCGACTTTAGGAGTGTCTTTAGAGACTTTTTTAGAGGGTCTACATTTTGGGTAACCCTTTCTACCTTTTTCACCATCAGCATCACTACGTCCACAAGGAGGGTGTTTACCGTCGATTTTTCTACTTACATCTACCCATTTTTCTTTAAACCATCTACCTAAATCTTCTTGTAAGACTTCACCGTTCTTTATTGATAGTTTTATGTATTGTAAATCCTCTTCGTTTATGTGTATTTTCATAATTATTTTTTACCTGAACAGTAAGAACCTGAACAGTGTTTTTTACCGTCTAAACCTTTTATTTTACCCTTACAAACCTGAACGGCATATCCATTAGCATAAGCAGATGGGTAAACTTTAAATTTTGATTTAGCAGCAGATATTCCTCTTGAACATAGTTTATTACTTTTCTTTTCAGATTCTGATAGATTCTTTTGTTCAAAGTATCCTGAAATAAAATTAGCAACTTCTTCAATGTCATCTGCGGATGTTGTTATGTGATCACCAGCCCATGCGTGTTCTCCTGTCACTAATTTAGGAAAATCGGATTGATGTTTAAAAGATAAAATGGTTTCTATATCATTTTTAATCTTTACAAGATTACTTAAAACCATGTATGTACCGTCTTGTGATATATGTTCTTCTTGTTCTTTAACCACTTTACTTAAATGTTTCTTAATTAATTCACTTATGTTCATAATAATAAATATTTTTATTTTTCAGATAAAATCTCAAATTTTATATGTTCTTTATAGAAAATTTCTTCTGTATGGGTTTTACCTTTTATTTCTATAAAGTATTCTCTCGGAATATAAATAGATGTGTCCAATGTAAATGAATTTTCATTTGTTGTGTCTGTTAAAGTCCAATCGTGGATAATAACATCCGTAAGACCTTCCTTTATAAACATTCTATAATAAACCTCGTCAAATAATACTGTTTTAGGATTATCAATTGATTTAAAACTAACCACAACCTTTCTTTTTTCACCTCTCTTTATCTTTTCAGATTGTTTTATACCAAAATATTGAATTGCATATCTTTGTAATTCTGTTTGATTTTGACCAATACTATATAATGAAGTGTATGGTTTAGGTACAAATTTTTGTGTAACATCAGAGATATCGACACCGTCTATTGTTAAACCCTTCCATTTATCATAAAAGAATTTTTTACCATCACATAAAATACCATCTATTCCAAATGTAATTTTGTAAATTCCTTTTTTGATTTTTGTTGCGGTAAAATTAGATAATCCACCAATAACAGTGTTTGTACTATCCAATATGTCAACCATCGGAAGTTCATCTAAATCATAAAAATTAGTACCTTTTGTAACATACAAATATAAATTTTGGTCAACTCCACCAATAAAATTTTGTCTATCATCTTCTATCCTATCATCAAAATTAGACTCAAGATAAGGTTCAAAGAATGTTTGAGTATACTTTGTGAAAAATGCTACTGAATTATCCACTTCTGGTGTTAAATCTTGATATAAAACTGAAAATGCAATTCCCAAACCGTGGTTAGTGTCCCCTGATAATATACCATTAATATAGTTAGTAACATCAACATCAAGGTCTTCATTACCATTATCAAAATGCATTGAGGTTACAATAACAGGGTTGCTTGCATATACACCTTGACTTGTCCATTCATTCAATGTTGTTCTATTAAACCAGTTAGATGGTCTTTCATCAAATGTGTGGTTACCTGTGGTAAAATCATAACCCGAGTCTTGATAATCAAAACCAACACCCTCATCCCAAAATTCTGATATTTTAAAGATAATTAAATCAAAAGAAGTTGCCCTATCTCTTGAGGTACTTCTATTTTTACCCTTCAACCCTTCGTCACCAAAAATGGTGTTTGTTAAATGTAATGTATGTTTAGTGGTATTGGTAATAACCAATTCACCCGTATCAACCTTAGTTTGTAAACTATCTAAATCTAATTTAAATATAAATTTAGAAAATCCAGAACCGTAGAATATTTCAGTTGTTGGGTTTTTGGAGGTGTTAACCGCAGAATCTTTTATGATTGTGTTGTTTTTCTCAAAATATGAACGAAAATATGACATCTCTTTTTATTTATAAATATCAAATTAGTTGATTCTAATCGATTTATTTAAAATGTCATTTTCAAAAGAGGAATATAACCTCATTAATCTCTCGTAATTTGGGTCTCCCTTTACTAAAGGTCCCATTAAATTATGTTTATGTCCGTTTAATAAATCTATCATTGCTCTCAATAACTCTAATAAATTCTCACCCCTAACGGTTGAATATGTATTAGGGTCTATGTCTTTTAGATAGTTTTCTTGAGATAACTCGTATTTGTTTAGATTTGTAAAATCAATAGTTTTACCTGAATCATTTGTATCAGTTGATAAAAGATAAATTTTATCCGATTTTAAAGAGGCGAAGGTTTGTTCGCCAGGAATGTTTGAGTCTTTAAGAACGTTTTCTTTTTTTGTGGTTGGTGTTATCGGTGGAGAAACTTTTGTTCTCGAAAATACTATTCCATTAATCGGACCACAACCTTTGTTAATTGTTATTTTACTAAATATGGTTTTTCTTTCTGTCTTTTGAGCCGAGTCGGATAAAATCCTATTTTTACATTCACTTGTTGGTCTAAAATAAAATGGGTGTAAATCCCCTTCCGAATATGATGAATTAAATTCATTAAGGCTTTTTAAATGTAGAGTTTTTAAAACATCTCTTATTGTACAATATGTTTCTTCAGTATTTTCAGTTGTGAAAGTTAGGGTTGGGGTAGCCGTTAATCCCGTTGTACCATCTAAATTCAATAACTTATAGTAATCTTGAATTAAATCAACATCGGATAATTTTGGGTTATCTGTTCTATATAAACCACCAAATGGTTTTGTTAATTTATAAACATATAGTGTAACAGTTCTTGTGGTACCACTAAATTTATCTACCGAATATTCAATAAGATGTGATAAGTCAGATATTGCAACAGTATTCGTAGTTATTTTTTCTTCTTTATATTCTTTTCTTTTACCAAATTTTTTAAGATGTAATGTGGATACT